TACAACAACTTTATTTGGGTAATGCATCAAAAAATACCATAGCATTGCCCACGATGCTGCTGTAGACTTACCAGTACCATGACCAGACCGAATGCTAATCTTGCGTTCGCCAGACGCAATCGCATCAAGAAATTCCGCCTGATACGGCAATGGCTCCACGCCAAGCACTTCCTGCACAAATAAAGCAGGCTTCTTGCCGTACCGCTCGATGAACTCCGCCATCGTATTCTGCGCTTTATCACTCATGGTCAATCACCTTCGTTTTACGCAGTGCATCTAAGTGAAGGTCACCAATATTAATGTTGATTTGCTGGTTGCCCTTGTTGCCATACCTCTGCTGGTTCCATGAGGACGCAGCAAGATTATTCTGGCCCATCTCCTGCTTCATTATGCCCAAATCAATCTGCGATACATTAGCCTCACTTGCATCCCGCGTATTCTCACCACTCAGCGCCTCAAAAATCTCACGCTGCCTGCGCTCAGACATGTTCTCAATCAGCTCAAAGTTTTTATCAAAGTACGCATCAGCCGCTTCCCTGCGCGCTTCATTCACTGCCGCAGTTAAATCTGGGTTTTTCATTATTAAAACTCGTAGCGCGCCCTCTGACATGTCCAAGTCCTTCGCTAAACTCCGCAAAGATTTGGCGCTCAAAATCCACTCAAGCAAAAAATCAGGGCCACCCCTGCGCATAATTTCAGCAGTGCGCTCCTTCTGCAATGACCTACCAGCCATACTAAATCCTTCTCTGATTGCACGCAAATTTTAACATGATACCGCGCAAAAGCAAGCGGGGGAAGGCGGGGGGCTGCAGGAAGGATTACTGGGAACAACGCACAGGGAGGGAAGCGTTCTTCGCGAGGGCAGCACCCCCTGCGATTTATATAACACAAATTTTTGTGTGTGAGAATGTATAATAATAATAGGGGGTGGGGTGGGGGCCAGACGGGGGGGGTCACAACGCATTCCAGTATCAGAATTTAACATAATACCTAGCTCAACCCTAGGTTGGACGTATAATGGGGATTATGTTAAATTAGCGTTTTTCGTGGGTATTACACTCGCCTAATAAGTGTATTGCATTAATTGAACACCTGTTCTATTCGCGCGCGCCCGCCTGCGACCTGCGTATTAATGTGTGATGCGCTGGTTTTGTGACGTAACGTCACTTTGGTTTTTACTTGTTGCATTGATACTGCTCAGATATTACATTGATATCACAAGCAATGGAAAGGATACATAATGGAAGCGATCCAAGACAAAGCATTCAAGGTCTACGCAGGCAAATACATTTACGCCAACTGGACCATTGAATTTATGCCAGAGGAAAACCACTGGCTAATGTTCCCGCCCAATGAGCAGGGCGCGACAGATGCAGCGCAAACCTTGCGCGATGCAAAAGCAATGATTGACCACTGGAAAGGATAAGGCCATGCACAAGCAAACACCAAACGAATACCAGCAATGGGCAACAAGAGAGTTGGAGAGAAACGGATACAGCGTTTCACTTGTCGGCAACTGGATACGCGTGAACGACGAACTGGACATAATGTCATATGCTGGCGTCGCAAGTTACATTAGCGCAAGAAAGAAAGGATAGACCATGAAAACTCAATCTCTATGGAAGTCAGTAGTAATTACTAAGGCACCAACTGGCAAATTCATTTTTGTGGGCCGCGTACCAGCAGCATTGTGCAATACTCGTTACGACACATTAGACGCGGCAAAGATCGCTGCAGTTGATTGCATGATGGAACATGGGGAAACATTCCCCATAAATGTAGCGAATGATTTAAAGTGACGCTACGTAACAATAGACAAGGTATCACTGTGATTGCATAGTGATACCACAACACAACAAAGGACAAGAGACAATGAACCTATATACCGAAGCAATGAGCATCGCAAAAGAAGCAATGGAAAACGCAGAGGGATGTTTCGACACTGCCCAAGATTGCCTACACGAAACCGTGGACGGCCACGAAGTAAGCATCTACTATCACAAGGCAATCCAATTCTGCGCGGATCAAAACACATCACGCGGTGAGGAATACCTTGAAGATTGCGGCGGCATTTCACAAGAGGGTGACAGCTTTGGCACGATAGCTTGCCGCATTGCATTCGCAACATTGCTAGTCGCTGCGCAGGACGCGCTTTGCGAATTGCAGGACGAAGCAGAGGAAGCAGCATAATGCCCATACGCCCACACGTAACGCTTGCGGTAGATCAAACCCGCCGCAAGCTAATCGAAATGCAAGAGCAGCTAAACGCGGACGCATGGCAGGTCATCATGGATGACTACACCCACGCAGACGCGCAGCAAGTGCAATACCTAGACAACGCCTTAGAGCTATTCGCAAAGCTAATAGACGAATTAGAGAGGGCAAGATGAAACAAATCAAAGAAGCATTCAAACAAGCTACGCTGTCAGACTGGCTAGGCGGCGCAGCAATCATCATCGCAACGTTCGCGTTTCTATACGTGACACCATAAGAAGGATCAGAGACAATGGAAAAGCATAACTGGATAAACACCTTGAACCGCATGCAAAGCGAATGCCAAGCACTGCGCAATCTAACAGGAACGCAACAAGAGGCCATTCGTGACGCTATAGACGCCCTACGATGCGCAACAAATAACCTAAGCGAAGATTTTGATTTATGCCTAAGTGATTGCCGCGCTATGAGCCGCGCTTTCTGGGCCATGCATCACGCTTTCGAAAACCTTGAGCCGAACGAATATCAGCTTGAGCAAATCGAAGCGCACAACCTTGAATGGGACTATGAAACGCAAACGTGGTCAGAGGTAACACCAAGCGACGAAACCGTGGACGATTGGCACCCGCACGGCGTTTAATCCAACTCAGCCAATCGCTTCGCCATGTCGCGCAAAATGTATTTCAGTTCGCGGGTAGGGATCGTTCCGATATACTGCCCGCGTTCGCTTGACCAGATGCGCAGCCCGTCGTCGTACACGCTCCACCTCAGCGCGGCTTGCGTTTGTTCGTCAGCTCTGTTTTCCGCCATAGTATTTCCTTTCGCTCCTGCTCTGTCCAAGGTTCCACCTGTGCGCCATATTTGCGACGATTAGCGAACCCTTCCAATTCTTCAAGTGTTGTCACGCTCTGCAGCTTATCCGCCAGCGTCAAACCACGCCGCGCCTTAAAGTGACCATGCGGATAAACCTGCGCTGTTCCCGCTGCAATTCTATCCTGCAACCATTTAGGAAATTCTTTTTTCTGCAAGTCTAAATCCAATCTTATGCCTAAAGCACCGAATGCACGTACACGGAACTATTTTATATATAGTTCCGTGTTTCCGTGCAGTGCATGGTCAGTGCACGGTTTTGCACGGTTTTGCACGGAACTAAACGGAAACCCCACGTAAACTATTGAAACTGCAGTATATTCAAAACGGTGCATCTGCTTCCCCATCGCTGACCTTTCCAGACTTGCCCGTCATCCATATTTTGCCGTCATTTATCTCAATCAAGCCCTTTTCGTGCATTCCGTTTAGGGTCTGCGTCCATGTTTGTTGTGGCCTATCTGTCGCCACTTTTCCCTTGAAGTGGTCCCCCAGCGTTTCCAAATCCATGCACCAGAATTTCCTTGGCTCAGGCCAGCCAGCCCCCGAAGGATTAGGTGAACCCACGCGCTCCCCTCGCAATTGCTGAAAGCACTTCACGAACAGCTTTTGGTTTTTCCCCGTTGGCTTGTTGTCGCTCTGCGCTTCTTCCATTTCCTCGCGTGTGGCTTCCCGTATGATACAAGTCGTGACCTGATCTCCGTCTGCATCTTCCCCAAGCTCAACTATCTGCAGGATAAAGTTAATCTCTGCGCCAGTCTCCATGTCGCGCTGTTTCGTTGCTCTTGCGGTGCGAACGCGCGTTTCTTCGTCAAACGAAAGTTCAATCTCCGTGTCACATGCCGCCCGCAATGCAGACGCCCCACGCGCACCCTTTGACGCATCCTTGCCGCTGTGGTGGACTAGCATAATGTGAACCCCTGTTCGCTCTCGTATTGCGTCCAGTCCCGCGATTAGCTTGCTCATTTCGCTGTTGTTGTTTTCGTCCATCTGCCCAGCCGTAGCGCGTGCCAGTGTGTCGATGACCAAAACCGTGACAGGTTCATTGCGTTTCCCGATTTCCGTCATGATAGCTTCGATCTTGGCTATATCTTCATCCGCGTCATATAGATTGATGGGCGAAGGTCTGACCGCAAGTGACACATCGTTGAACCCGTGCTTTTCGTGTAGCGCATATAGTCGGTTTTCGAATGCTCTCCCGCCCTCTGTAGCTAGATACAGGACTGACCCGCGTTTTACTCTATTGCTGACCCATTCCTGACCTGCAGCTATGTGGTAGGCGAGGCTCATGCAGAAAAAGGATTTACCCACGTTTGACGGGCCATACACAACCGAGATTGAGTTTTCCGCGATCCAGTTCTTGATTATGTATGTGCTGTCTAGACGTGGCCTTGCTGCGCTCGGAAAGATAACTTCGTCAAGCACGTTGCGCGGCTCTAGCTTCTTGCGTGTATCCTCTGCGCCTCGCGCTATCCACACGTCATTCCAGTCTAACCCCTCGCTGTCAGGAATGACGCATTCCACGCCATGCTCCTTGAACGCTTGTTCGCAGGCTTTTAGTCCTGCAGGGTCATTGTCTCCCGCAACGATAAAGCGCGTTTCAGGTTTAACCTCTCGAAGCGCGGTTATAACATTTGTTATATTGCTGGCGTTTAGTGCGTGCACACATGGTGTCCCCGTGGCTTCGTAAACACTTGCTGCAGTGGCAAACCCTTCCGCGATATAGCACTTGTCCTGTATGGGACCGCCCACAACGTGAAAGCAACCTTTGTAGTCCAGCCCGTAGTTGAATTTCTTTTTGCCGCTTTCGTCTATGAACTGCGTACCTACGACCTTGCCTTGATTATTGATGATACGGATGTGCAGATCGCCTTCATCAATGATTGCGGTGTGTTGCTTTATGCGCTTTCTGGTTAAATATGGGTGTAGCTCTGGCGTTTCAGGTAGCTTCACCACGTTATCTGGGGTTTTGTTCATTGCGCCGCTCGTTTCGCTTATGATTTCCTTGTCTGGATAAAGGCCACGCTCTCGCAATATCTGGATGATCTCTTTCCAATCCTGACATTGCCGACAGTTTACCTTTAGATTGCCTTGATATTCGCTAATCCAAAACCGATCAACACCCCCGCAATTCGGGCAAGGCCCATGATGCTCTTGGTGGCTTGTCTTTTTAAGCTGTAACGCGCTTATGATTTGCGGCGCATATACGCTATATGTGGGTTCTGGGTACTTGATCTTGCCTACATCTTGCCCTATCATTGTGCTAACAAATGCTCCTCACACGGTTATTTGTTTTTCTTGTCTCGATGATAAACTGCCCCACGTGATCGCTCCGTGGGGCATTTTTTTTGCTTAGAATGGGATTTCGTCCTCTAGCACGTTATTTACAGGTGCAGCTTGTGGCGCACTTGGCTTAACAGGTGGCAAGCCAAAGGGATCATCCTCTTGCTTTGCTGCCGTAAATCCATCAGTTGCGCTGAAAGGATCGTTTGACGCTTCCTCTTGCAGTTCCAAGACCTGCACGCCGCGCAACCTAAGCCCAACACCAGACACAGCCCCCGTATTATACGCGAATAGCTGCCCCCATACGTTGATTTTACTGCCAGACGTTAGGCGGAAATCCGCTGGTAGCGTGTCGCGGTTTGCATCTTTTTGCAGGGGTGGCTTTGTGGCTTCACCATTGTATGCGCCTTTTAGCTTGGCTTTGCCTTGCGGTTGCCCATCGTCCAGTTCTTTGTATGGGTAATACATGGGCTTGGGCTTCCACTTGCGCTTTGTGTCCGCTGCTGCAGTTTCAGCGTAGATTTCATCGCATTTCTTGAGAAATTCTGTTGCATCCTCGTTCGTCATGCTGAATGAAATTTCATATGCGGCCCCATCTTCCTCTGGTCTGCATGGCACGGTTTTGTTGTCCATGTTGTCAAAGCGATAGGTTTGATTGATGCGCGGGTATTGCGCTGTGACGTTCTCGAACAGAACTTGGTTTGGTGTTAGCATTTTCATGAGCTTGTCTCCTTGTTTTAAAATGCGTCTACTTCATCTTCCATCCATGCAGGAAGAAAGACTTGATTTACGTCAGGCCAATCTGTCGTAAATTCCCCTGTTCGCATAGCATTGCCGATCTTTTCCAATGTGGCAAGCATGCGTTTGTGTGCGTGTGCTAGGTGTAGTTCACTTAGTTCATGCACAGTTGTGACATATGGTGCGTTTTTCTCTACCGCAATGAGATACATGGTTTTGCAAGGCAAACCCGCCTCTTGCATTGCATGCAGGTAGAATGCAATCTGCACGTCATAGTTCCGCCGCCGAATTTCTTTATGAAATGCCTCTGGCGATGCGTCCTGCGTTGTCTTTACGTCGATAATGCAAGGCTCATCCGTTTTCTTTTGCGGCACGATTAGCCCGTCTGGGCGCACCTTTATGTCAACACCAGTTTTGCTGCAGGTTGTGAATATGCTGGCCTCTGCGACAAAGCTCTTGTTGTACACAGTTTCCTTTAGGAAATCGCAGTGCATGAATGCGTTTGTTGCCATAGCCATACATAGGTCATAGTCTTTTTCGATCAGCAGCACTTTGCCATCCTTATCAGCTTTCGCTTTAGCTTCCTTCCATTTATTGCCCATGCGATTTTCTGGGCCACGCACAACCAAATCCTTTTCAGGCTCTAGGATTAGCGCGTGAACTGCCTTGCCGATGTCAAAGGCAATACTCTCTTTACGCTCTTGACCTGCCCAGTGGAGTAGGGACTTGCTTAGGACTGTCTTTACGTCACTACTAGAGATATGTGGGAATATCTGTTTGTCGTGATAATCGTAGTCTGGCAGGTTGTATTCAATTTGTGTCATGGTACTTCCCCGATAATGCTTCAGATACGCGCCCTGCGTTTACCCGTAGCGCGTTTGCGATTTCTTGCTGTGACATATGAGGAAACATATCATGTAACTCTATTGCCTTTGCAGCAAGCTCTTTTGTCATCTTGCGTGACTTGTTTGGCGCTTTGCCATTCTCAAACACGCGATACATGTGTTGCAATGCCTCGTTTATCCCCGCGCGTACCTCATCTGACATATTAAATTGCAATGTGTCATTCAGAATTTCCCTAGCTTTCGGTATGTCTGCCATTCCAGTTCTCCCTTGCTACGTAAGTGAACGCTTCCCAGTCCATCCTAACTTTCTCATCGTGATGCGCACCATCGCCCATCAGATATTCCAAACGCATAACCACTGTGATTGGCTGTCTGTCGTATTTGTAGACAAGCACGGGTTCTTTACCTGCTGCCTGTGCTGCCTTTTCGACTTGCACCCACCACTCAGGGCGAAACGTATGATGCTTACCGCCGTATCGCTTGCATTCGATAACGTAAGGCCAAGTATCATCGTCCGTTATAATGTCGCCGTGGTCTGCGGCTCTATACTGCTCAATGTCGCGCTTTGCGTTTAACCCCAGATCAGCAAAAAGCATGTTCGCTATGCTGCGTTCAAACGATGCGCCTTTGTTACGCCCGTTGACCATCTAGCTCCGCTTCCAAGTGTTTTGCGTAAAACATGATCGCATCCTCTACAAAGTCGCTGCGGCTGTGCTTTCTGCGGCCTTGTGGTTTGTACGCTTCCTCAAATCGCAGTCGTTCTATTACTTCGTCTGCATACTTACTCAGATGCAGCATGCAGGGTTTTGTGTCGTTGTTCATTTTTACCTCACAAAAAATTGTTGACACCCTGCTTTTAGCTTGATACCAATTAGATGTCAACGGGGAATTGACACAATATCAACATGTGGAAGGATTAACATGGAAAAGCACTATAAATATGTTGACGCACATCTACGTGCGTCTAGCGCAGCAGAAAACATACGCCAATGGGCAGAGCGCGGCGAGTTGATTGACTTGCAGTGGGCAGAGGAAATGTGCCAGCACATTGACTTGATGGACGAAGTGGTACGCCCCAATGTGGTCCAGCATACTCGTTGAGTTCATAGAGCAAATGCATGGGGTGCCAGTGATCTGGCGTCCCAGCGATAAAGAAAAGGAGCCACCGTTTTGATAGGTTACATCGCATGTCCAGAGTGCAACGGCACAGGCTATATAGAGCGTGAGCGTGTTGCACGGTGGATCGACAGAGACATGCCGCCAGACTTGGTAGCATACGACGAAGTATGTGAGCTATGCCAAGGTGACGGTGAGATAGAAACAAACAAACATGAGGGCGATGAAGAATGACATACCAAGAACCAAAAAAATCACTTGTATTGGAAGCAGTAGAAGAAGCGTGGGACGGATCAAAGACGCACCGCGAGGCGGCTGAGAAGTATCTGAAGATGCTGCGTGAAGATACAGCATTGCGTGAGGCTGCAACTGAGCGCGTGTTAGAGCGCATCGCAACAGAGGATGTCAGTCGTCGGTCACGCTCTAGCCGCGCTACGTTTAAGCGTGAGGCTGAGAAGGTCACGCGGCAGGTTGTGCTGAAGAAAGGTGAAACGTCTACACCGTCTGTGTCGCTAAAGAATACAGCATCAGTTTACGCCAAAGATATGTTTGAGCGGTTCATGCTGCCGAAACTTGGCATCTCTCTTGGTGACGCAACCCGCGACGATCTAGTGCAGGTTGTGCAGTCCGAAGAGGGCTTGATGCGCACACATAAACGCAACCACAAATTCTTTTCGGCTATTCTAAATAAGATGCCAGAGGATAAGATTGTCCGCGATGTTTGGACGATTGAAGAGGTTGAGAAGCTGCACACAGAAACGATGGCAGCATAATGTTACAGGGGGTCAGTCTTGGATCGCAGAAATGCCAAAGATGACGCGCCCCCAAATTTTTACAGGGGGTCAGCCGAACTGCGCGGAAACGCCATTTAAAATGCGCCCCCGACAGTTTTACAGGAGCCGTCATGACCACGCAGCAATGTCAAGGGGGAAACGCTCCAAGGGAAGGGTCAGTCAGTGTTCGCAGGAATGCCTTACAAGAACCACCCTTCCCAACCAGTTACAGGGGGCCATTGTGGGATCGCAGAAATGCCACCATCGTCCCGCCCCCACCGAATTTGGGCCACCAAACGCCCGCAGAAATGCCACGAATGTAGCGCCCAACATCCAGAGGCCCGTCAACGACCGCAGAAATGCCATTCAAAGATCGCCTCGCAACATAAAAAGGAAAACAAATGGACAAGAGATACGAAAACCCAACCATCGCAATGATTTATCGCACATGGCGCAATCGTCAAAACATGGTGCGTGCCGAAGCTAAGCTAGTATTGCAGATCAAAGCAATCTGCAGAGGCTTCTGTGACGGCGACATCAAGGAAGCAAACAAGCTTTACAAGCGCCTAAAGGATGGC